CGGAACCGGTTCGCTCGATGGGAGCGGCCGCCGAGGTGGTGTCTGTCGCGGCGTCGAAGGCGCCCGCGCCCGGCGTGGTGACGACGATCACCTGCCCGGACCCGCCCTGCGACTTGGGGGCGAGCTCGTCGGCGGCGTCCTGGCGCGCCTCGATGTCGTAGTCGCTCATGCCCAGGCCCACTGCGCATTGCGGAAGCCGAGGAGGACCGGCCCGAGCAGCTGGTCGACCATGCCGTAGGAGCCACCCGGGATGCCGGGCGCACCCCATTCCTTCTCGATGGGGCCGACCTTCCGCCGCTTAAGCCAGCCGGTCTCGTCCTTGTCCTTGGCGAGGCGAGCGGTGCAGGCCCGGGCGCTGAGTTCGATGGTCGCGACGACGATCACGGGCGGCAGGCCCGGCAGCGCCAGGCCATCGGTGCCGAGGAGCGGCTTGTCGGTCTCGGCCTGGCCAGCCTCAAGGGCCTCAAGCGTCGGGTAGCAGTCGTTCAGTGCGAACAGCGTGCGGTCGATGCGTGGCCAGAGCCGGCCCTGCGCGGTAGTCAGGCGGACGCCGCGGTACAACGAGCCCCAGGTGGCGTCGAGGAAGGCCGTAGCTTCCCGCAACGAGCCGTCCTGCTTGCCCGTCACCGCCCCGGCGGCGGTCCAGATGGCAGCCATCGGATCCTGAGGGCGGCCGGCCCAATAGGCGGTCGCGGTGTCGACAGCCGAATAGCTGTCAGCGCCGGCGACTCCGGTCCCGTCCTCGACGATAAGCGGCATGGGTTAGGCCTGGGCCGCCTTCTTGGCGCCGGACTTCCTGGCGCGGCGCGCTACCGCGGCCGCAGGGGCAGCGGGGACCGCCTGTTCCCCTTGAACAGCGACGGCTTCAGGGGCGGCGCCTTGGGCAAGGGCGGCTGGATCGGCGGCGCCTTCGGCATCGGGCTTCGTCTCCACATCGGCGACCTTCTCGGGCGGCTCCACCGGAGCGGCGATACCGTTGGGGTCGATCTCGGCCTTCAAAGCGTCGGCGTTCGCAGCCAAGCGGGCCACCGCAGCGCTCAGACGCTCTTCGCGGTCGGCCTCGGGCAGATCGTTCCAGGCGTTTACGGTGAGGCCGCTGGCGACCTGGGCGGCCACCACCAGGCCGCCGAGTTGGACCTGGACGCCGCCGATGTCGACCAGGGCCGGCAGAAGCGACGATCCGAGCAGAGTGTCGTCCTGCTGTTCGATCTCGTCCTCTTCATCGATGGCCGCCTGGTGGGCCTCCGCGAGGTCCATCTCGGCCGCCATATGAAGCAGGCGTTCGTCCGGGTATTTCGCCATCTCGATGCGGCCCATCGCGACGACGCGCTCGATGATGGCGTCCTTGCGGGCCTGGGACAGCAGCGGCAGGCCATGGGGCTCGCCGTCGATGAAGCCTTCGGCGGACAGGCCGGGCGCGTGGTCGATGCCGACCTCGACCTCTTCGCCGGCAGCGACCAGGCGGCTGTTGATCCCGTCCGGGCTGAACCGGAACGGCTTGATGACTTTGACGAGCATGGCTGCGCTCCACGAGCTGCGAGGGCGCTATGGGCCCGTCTGAATGGGGTTGGCGGCTTACCCGGCCGCCTGCGGGTCTAGCAGGCCGCCTTAAGCAGGCGGGTTGGCCGTGGGCTGTAGGCTGTAGTGGCTGAGAATGGCCACCGCCGAGATGAAGACATTGCCGGTGTTGGCGGCCGGGGTGATCGTCAGGCGGGTGTAGCGCTTGGAGCCGATGTACCCGAGCTTGAACACCTTGTTGTCGTCCGAGAAGATGAAGCTGGCCAGCGCCTCGGTGCCGAGCAGATCCTTGTCGTCGACGGCCACTGCGCCGGCCATGCCGGAGTCGTTGCTCTCCTCCAGCAGGACCGTGAAGGTGGCGTCAGCGTCGGCCAGGGAGCCGGTGTTGATGATGTAGGTGAGACCATCGGCGCCTTGCTTGTCGATGATCTGGCCGACGTAGGCCGTATTGTCGGTCGTGGCCGCCGCGGGACTGAACACCCGCTTGGGGTTGATGTGGTTGAACAGGTCGCGCACGGGCGGCCCTCCTTCTGGCTGAATGGGTGGAGATCGGGCCCGCCGCGGTAGCGGCTGATGGTGGTGGACCCCGGCGGCCGGGCCTCAGAAGCCGCCGGGGTCACGTCAGACCTGGGTGGCCTGGCCTTACGGGTTGGCCGACGCCGAGCCGACGACCAGCTTCACCGCTTCGAAGTTCACGACATCGCCACCGACGCGGGCGCGGCTGTAGAAGATGACGTAGGGCTTCTGGGTGTACGGGTCGCGCAGGGTGGTGATCCCGAGCCGGCGCACGATGGTGTAGGCCTGCTTGAAGTCACCGAAGGCGGCCATGATGTTGCCGGCGCCGGGGACGGAGATGTCCGTGGCGCGACGCACCGGATAGCCGAGCAGCAAGGAGCGGCCCGTCTTGTCCTTCACGTTGTTCATGTCCCAGATGTAGCGGCCTTCGCCGTCCTTCAGCTTCGAGATGTTCCGAAGCCCAAGGCGGTTGATCAGCCAGCTGGCATTCGCCTCGTAGGGGTCCTTGAGGGCGAATACGGCGTCTTGCAGACCATCGAAGGTGAAGTCCGTCGCGGCGAGCGAGTTGAGGCGCTCGATCTGACCGGCGGCTGTGCCGGAGGCATAGGTCAGCAGGCCACGGGGCTTGCCGACGCCGTCGCCGGTCAGGAAGGCCGAGGCTTCGAGACGGCCGAACTTCTCGCCGACCTTGCGGGCCAGCCAGGCTTCGATGTCGACGCCGGCGTCCTCGAGCATGTTCTGCGTGGCGCGAGGCGCCGCATACATCTCGTGGGCGACGATCTTCGACATGCCGAGCGTCGGCGTGGTGGTCTCGGGCCGGGCTTCGGTCTCGCCCACCCAGCCGGCACCCGCCTCGGCTTCGTCGCGCGGAACTTCAAGTTCCTTGCCGCCGATGGTCTCGGTGAAGGCCACGTCGCTCATCGGCGAGGTCTCGTAGGCCTTCTCTACGATGCGCTTGGAGGTCTCGGTCGGCACCAAGTAGCCGCCGTCCGGATCGGAGCCGGTCTGCAGGGCGGCTTGGAAAGCCGCGTGCAGGGCATGGGCGCCGCCCTTGTCGTCACGACGCATGTAGAGGGCGAAGTTCTCGTTCCAGGCCCGGATCTCGTCCTTGTTGGGCTCGATCTTGGCTCCGACCTTCAGGCTGCCGTTGTTGGCCATCTTGGCGAGCATGAACTGATAGGCGGCTTCGTCGCCACCGTCCTTGCCGCCCTTCCAGTCCGCCCGGTCGCCGCGGTTGACCGCGGTGGCCACCTTGTCGAGGTTCGCCTGGATCTCGGTCAGGTTGGTCTCGATGGCGTTCTGCTTCGTCTCCACTTCGGCGGCGAACTTGTCGACGCGTTCGGAGGTGACGATATCGCCGGCCTTCGGCATGCCGTCGATCAGGGCGCGCATCTCGCCCAGGCTCTTACGGGTGTCGGTGTCGAGGCTCTTGATGTTCTCACCGAAGCCCTTGATCTGCCGTTCGATTTCCACGGCCGTCTTGTCGTCGATTTGGGATCCGTCAGCGGGCACGGTGGCCTCCTATGCGGGTTGAATTTGGGCGTTGGTCGCTTCGAGGGTTCGAAGCAGGCTCTTCAGCCCCTCACCGCCAGCGTCCCGCGTGGCGTCGTCCGGGCTAGATTTGCAGGCGCGCATCAGGTGGCGAGCCTGCGACCGAGTACGGGGCCCAGCGTCACGCATGAGCTCCTTCTCGATGTCTCGAATGGTCTGCGGATCGCCGGCCTGGTCGCCGCTCCAGCGGAGCGCGTCCGGCACCTTGGCGAACACGCCGGTGAGGTCGAACCTGGCCGATGCCTCGCCGACAGCAGGCTCGGCGGCGCTCATCGGCCGGTCCGCGAACCCCTTGTCGATGGCGTCGGCCGCGCTCAGCCAGGTCTCAGCATCCATCATGTCGCGCACGGCGCGGATACCGACCTTGGAGCGCTCGACATAGGTGCGAGCGATGGCCTCGTCGATCTGGCCCAGGACGCCGGCGGCGGATTCGAAGTCGTGGCGGTTGCCGGCAGCGATCGTCCAGGCGTTGTGGACCATGAAGAAGGCGTTCGGGGCGATCTCAATGGTGTCGCCGGCCATGGCGATCACCGAGGCGATCGAGGCCGCGATGCCGGAGACCTGGACCGTCACCTTGCCCGGGTGTGCCTTGATGTCGTTGAAGATGGCGATCCCGTCGAAGACATCGCCGCCGGGGCTGTTCACCCGAAGCGTGAAGTCGCCCGTGATGCCCTTCAGCTGGTCGCGGAAGTCCTTCGCCGTGACGCCCCAATAGCCGATCTCGTCGTAGAGCTCGACGACGGTCGGGGCTGCGTCCACGGCCAGGGCCGCGAACTTCGTGCCGGTGGCGCGGGCAAAGAATTTCCCTCGCTGGCCGCCCGGAAGCGACCCGCTGATGTCGATGCGGTCCATGGGGCCTCCTAGGTGGGCGAGAAAAGGGGACGAGCCGTTGAGCCCGCCCCCTTGGAACAGCACCGCATGGGCTCGCGCAGGGCCGCGGCGTTGTGATGAGCACCGCCTTTTGCTGGGCGGTGGCACGGATCAGAGGCTCAGGGCCCTGATTGTCAGCCGGCGTTCGAAGTGTCGGGCGCTACCGTCGTCTGGTCAGGCGTGCCCGCCGGCGTTGGATTGGCGCCTGTGTCGGCGGTCGTCGGCCCGGTGAAGAAGGCGTCGCCCTCCTCACCGCTGATGGCGTCGTAGCCAAGCATCGCCCGGGCTTCGTCGCGGCGCAGGATCTGCGACTTGAAGAGGTTCACGGCTCCGGTTCGCTTGGTCTCCCGGCGCGGCTCCAATGCCTGCACAGCATCGAGATCAGGCACCAGGCGGAACTGATCGCCATACCGCGGCATCAGCCAGGCGTTCAGGTGATCTGTCGCGCGGCCGAACAGCGGCAGGACGGTATCCTCGAACAGCTCCAGGCGGGCCATGGCGCGGTTGTTGAACGTCCCCTGCCCCGGCACGATCAGGACGTGGGGCACGCCGAGAGCCAGGCAGATGTCGCGGGCGGAATCGGCCTTGCCGGCGGCGAAGTCCATGTCCTTCGGCGACAGGCCCATCTCCTGCCAGTCGATGTTGCCGCCCAGCGCCATTGGTTTGCCGGCGTTGCGGGAGCCTGAGTGCTCGTCCTCCAGGCGCTTTTCAGCTGCCTTGATGATGTCGGGCGGCGCGCTCTGGGCTTGGCCGTTGATCACGACTGGCTTGAAGATCAGGGCGCCGGACGGGCGGGCGCCGTTCTGCAGCAGCGCCTTGTTGTGCTTCGACGCCTCGTTGTGCTGGTCGATGCCGTAGGCGGCCGGCTCGATCCGGCTGAGACCGTACCAGTCGTTGAGCGGGTGGAACTCCTTCAGGTGCATGATCGGCCCGCGGCCGGTGATCTGGTCGACGTCCCAGCGGATGATCTCGCCGTTCACCGTGTAGTCGTAGGCCTGCGGCATGCCCCGCGCGCCCGGGACCACCTTCATGCGGTCGGGGCGCAGCGCCCATAGTTCCTGGGGCGGCCGGTTATCGAAGGGAGACACCCCTTCAAGGTAGGTGTTCCCCTCCAGCAACAGGTAGGCGAAGAAGGCCTCGAACAGCGCCTGGCCGCCGATCATAGGCGCCGGATTGGCCAGCAGGTCTAGGACCGCGTGCTCCTCGACGGCCGCCTTCTTGTTCATCAGCTTCCACGGCACCGAGGCCGAGGCCTCCGAGATCATCTTCGTGCAGCGGTAGCCGATGGCGTTGCGGACATAGCCCTCGTCCGCAAGGCGGTCGTAGCGCCGCGGTGTCCACACCGGCTGGCCCAGGAACCAACGGGCGATGCCCGGGCCAGCAGCCGAGGAGTTGCGGACGCCGCCGCCGCCGAGAAGGCGCTGCCAGATGCTCACGCTGCGGCCTCCGTGTTCCCGACGTACCAGTCGAATTCGACCGCGAGGGCCACTTCGTTGAAAGCATCGGCCGCTGCGTCGACCTGGTCGTCGTGCGCGCCGTTCGGGAACACCTCGATCTCCTCGAGGAAGTCCTCGATCCACGCGTCCTTCGCCGGGTCGCCGGTCTCCAGGATGAACACGTTGCCGACCTCGGCTTGCACAGCCAGCGCCCGGGCTCTGACCTCCTTGGACCCGGTGACGGGCTGGTAGTGGACGTTATGGCCGGCCAGCTTGATGACGAGCGTCCGGACGTAGAGCTTTCCCGCGGCGCCTGGGTCCTGCGGGATGTGGATCGTGACGCGATCTGGATGGAGCGCGCGGTCGCTTGCCGCCACGGACAGGACCTCGGCCTCGACCCTGCCGGATGGCCAGCGGCCGCGCCTGCCGTTCACGATGTAGAACGCGCCCTCGGGCCCATCCCGGGTAATCTTGATGCCGGCGGTCCAGTCGGCGGTGTCGCTCTCGCTGGCGGCCAGGTCCCAGCCCCGCACAAAGCGCCGGCAGCCGATGGGGAGCGCCCCCACCCGCTTGAACCACGAACGCTGGAAGATGCCGCCATCGCGCGGCGCCGGTCGCTGCTGGTACTGGCCGGCCCAGGCGTAGGCGCCTTTGTCCCGCTTGAGCTGCGCCACCTCGGCGGCGGGAAACCGCTCCGGAAAGAGCAGTTCGCCCTCTTCGGTCCGCGGATCCTCGAACAGGACCGCCGGGTTGCCGTCGTTGGCCGGGCGCAGGACGGTGGCGCACCGCTGCTTGGTCTCGAACTCCATCGGCAGGTTCAGGTGGACGTAGCCCATCTCCTTGGCCGCTGCGGCGCAGTCGGCCTGGTGGAGGCGCTGCATGATCAGCACGATGGCGTCCTTGGTGATGTCGTTCAGACGGTCGGAGATCGCCTCCCGCATGATCTTGACGGTCTTCTTGCGCTGCACCGGGCTCTCGGCGCCCTCGGTGTCGTGCGGGTCGTCGATCTTGACCCGGTTGGCGCGCCCGCCGGTCATCTTCGAGAACGGCCGCGCCTCGGACCAGCCGGTCTTGGTGTTGGCGAATTTCGAGATCGCGTTGGTGTCAGTGCGCAGGGCTACCGGCCAAAGGGCCTGGAACTTCTCGCTCGACACCAGGTCACGGAGCTTCTGGTTGTCGCGGAAGACGTTCTTCTGGCTGTAGGAGGTGGCCAGCACCTGGATGTGCGGCAGCCCCATCGGACCCCACTCCCAGGCTGTCCAGAACACCAGCACCAGCGACTTCATCATGCCGGGCGGCACCGTCATCAGCAGACGCCTGATGTCGCCGGCGGTGACCGCCTCGAGGTGCGCGCACATGGCCCGCAGCGCCCAGCCGGTGCGGAACCGCGCGACGGGCTCCAGGACGTACCAGAACTCCTCGATGAAGCCGTGGAGCGTCGAGCACTTGGCGCGGATCGCATCGCCCTCGGTCGTCAGGCGTTTGGCTTCGCGCCGCCGGTGCTGCTCCTCCAGCAGCGCCAGATATTCCTCGGCTTCGGTCCGCTCCAGGAGCCGGCCACCGGATAGGCGGACCCCACCCGTGACGGTTTTCTGGACGGCGGCCGACACCGATCAGTCCTCGCCGTTAGCCAGCGCCTCCAGGGATTCGATCCGGGCGGCGATCTCGTCGTCGGTTCGCGAGCCCATGTCGCCAAGGTGCTCGACGCGCTGCACCGGGGCCTTCTTCGGCGCCATGCGGGCCGTCGACCACTTCACCGCATCCAGGTAGCCCTTGGCCCCCGACGGATCGACTTTCTTGCCGGCGACCTGCACCCCGAGCGCGGCCGCCCGGTTCACGGTGATAGCGTCCTCCTGAAGGTACTCGGCGCGGCCTTCGCACGCGCGCGCGTATTGTTGGCAGCGACCCTCGTCGTCATCGAGCCACTTGGACACCGATGGCGTATCGAGCCCGAGGTCGAGACAGGCGGCGCGCAGGCTCTTCCCGTCCCACAGCAGGGCGAGGATCGGTTCGAGGTCCGCGTCATCGGGGCGGCGCTTGCCTTTGGTCTCTGGCGTCTCGGCGCCCATGCGATCGCTCCAAGGGGCTGGTGTCCCGTTCCGGGGACAGGGCGTCGGGAATATCGGAGCGCTCCGCTCTTCGTGCTCGATGAGCCTGACCGTCTCCGTATCGTCCTCGAACCGAAGCGAGGATCACATGACGAACGCGAGAGCAGTTTGGGACGCCGAGCAGATCGCCCGGGCCGTTGGGTTCACCACTTCACGCTTTCTCGGCGTGGGGCGGTTCGACACCCGCAGGTTCGGGGCTCTACCCGCGGCCCTGGCTGACGCCCGGGGCGACCGGCGCGCACTCGTCTACGCGATCACCCCTGAGGGCTGGACCATCCACATCGCAAACGGGGACAGGATCCCCATGGAGACCGCTATGACCGCCACGACGAAGTCCTACACCGAGAAGAGCAATGCGATCCGGGCCGCGCGCTCCGCGCTCCGAGCCAAGTACCCGGAACCGATGAGCGGCGTGCACTTCAAGCTCGACGACGCCGGCGATGGCTGGGTCTGGCACGAGATGGACCCGGCTTCAGGTCAGATCGCCACCGCGGAGCACATCGAGGACGGCGCGGCGCCGACCAGTGGGCTTACGCCCCTGCCGATCGTCACCCTGCCCAACGACACCAGGTCGGCGCGCCGGAAGAAGGCTGACGCCGCGGCGCAGGCCGAAGGTTTCCCGAACGCGATCCGGGCCGCTGACATCAAGCGGGCCGGAAAGGCTGCGGCCGAGGCGCGTGCCCCGGGGGCGCCGAAGGAGCCCGGCCGGAAGGCTGCGGCACTGCTGGCGGCCCAGGGCGGAGAATTGCCCATCGCACCGGACTTCTCGAAACCGACGCACGCCCGGTTCCGGAAGACGCTCGAGCAGCTGGTCGCCTTTGTCGAGGCGGGCGACATCAAGGGCCTCAAGGCGGACAAGACCGAACCGGCCTCGTCGAGCCGCGCTGCGATGTGCCGCTACCGCGACCTCGCCATCACCGCACTCGAAGCCCGGGCCAGGCCCAAGGCGGCCTAGGCGGCTTCGGCCAGGTCGCGTTCGGCTTCCACGTCCCCGACCTCAACCTCCCCGCAGGCCTCCGTGGCTCTGCGGGGATCGCCTTTGACGAAGACCAGTACGTTCTGGTGGGTCTTGCCCAACTTGCGCGCCGCGGCGAACTGCTTCCCGGTCCGGATCGGCAACGAGCCGACGGCGGTCACCAGGATGGCCTCGTTGTAGAGCCTGAGGCCGGCGTCGAGGAAAGCGCGAACCGTCTCCCCCACGAAGTTGCGGTAGAGCCCGGCGGGGTCGCGGACGTCGCCGACCACGAAGCAGGCAAACCGGTCCTCCTTCAGGTTGGCGCAGGCCAGGGCGACTATGCGCCGGTAAGCGTCGAGGAAGGCGTCGAAGTCCATGTTCGACAGATCCCGCTCGTCGTCGCTGTAGACTTCGAGGTCAGCATATGGCGGGCAGCTGAACACCATGTCGGCCGGGGCCATCGGGCCGGACAGCACATCGAGACTGTCGCCGCAGGTCCAGGCTGGCGGATGCGCGGCGGCGGCGCAGATCAAAGCGCCCTGGGCCTCGTTCGCATCGACCTGCTCGGGCCTGAGGTCGATGCCGTGGTAGGCGAGGCCCAGGCGGCTGGCGACGACGCCGCGCACCGATCCGCCGGCGAAGGGGTCCAGCAC